CACTGTAGAGATCGATCCAGTAACTGACCGATATCATATGACAATTCCAGAAGAAGTTGTAAACGAACTTGACTGGTACGAAGATCTTGTGTTAAAATGGAATCTAGATGTAGACGGAATTTACCTTACTCTCAAAAAGGATGATTAAAAGTTACCACATTTACATTGAAGATAAATGCTTATTTAAGAATTTGAATGAAGATGAATTTAATGTGATATGGAATAAACTTTATACATCATATTGGAAAGAAGAAATTACATATACAGAAGTACATGACCTATGTACAGAAGAATCTATACTCCACGAATCTTCTTATTGACAACCACTATATAATAATGTATAATTGAGTTGATACACATCTATTATGGCAAAAGGATTTACAGTAAAGGCGGCAAAACCTGCCGTGAAGAAAAAACCCGAATGGGATTACGACAGAGCAAGAGAATTAGTAAAAGGAAAAAAGATAGTATTTTGTTTACCAGGTCGAGGAGTCTCTTACGTATATTTGAAGAATTTCGTACAACTCTGTTTTGACCTTGTACAATCAGGAGCAAGCATACAGATATCACAAGATTATTCATCAATGGTCAATTTTGCCCGTTGTAAGTGTCTTGGTGCAAACGTTCTTCGAGGACCAAATCAAATTCCATGGGATGGAAAGTTAGAGTATGATTATCAGTTATGGATTGACTCAGATATTGTTTTCAATTCAGAGAAGTTCTTTCAGTTAATTCTTGATGCCAATCCAGAAGGAGGAGAAGAAAGAGAAATCGTCGCAGGTTGGTATTGTACCGAAGATGGTAAGACTACATCGGTAGCTCATTGGTTAGAGGAAGATGATTTTCGTAATAATGGTGGTGTGATGAATCACGAAACCATCGAGAGTATATCAAAACGACGCAAACCTTTCACCGTAGACTATACAGGTTTCGGATGGTTATTGATCAGAAAGGGAGTATTTGAACATGAAGGATTACCATACCCATGGTTTGCACCGAAGATGCAGGTCTTTGAGTCTGGTGAGGTACAAGATATGTGCGGCGAGGATGTCTCGTTTTGTCTCGATGCAATTGCAGCAGGATTTAAAATATGGTGCGATCCTCGAATTCGTGTAGGACATGAAAAAACAAGAGTTATATAGAGTCCGTCGTGGACAGAAGATTCTCGGTAAGAATCTGACAGAAGAGGAGTACTTTGATTTAATGGAAGATCTTGCCCAAGAGTTTTATGAGGGCAAACTTCCGAACCCTCTCGATTTAACAACCGAAATTCAAAAAGAATACGAAGAATGAGTACATTGATTACAAACCTACCTTCATATGAAGTCTGGGTCAGAAAAGAATATCTAACTGATCATAAGAGTGGTCATGGTGAATTTGTAAAGGGTGTCTGGGTATCTGCCAAGAGTATACCTGGTCGTGCCTTTTATTTTGAGACTTATCTACCTGAGTATGCCGCCATGTTTGATAAGTTACCGATTTCTGCGTTTCTCTCGTCCCCAGAAATACCAGATCCTGATATGACTCTTCATAATCTACAGTTTTGGAACTGTATGGACTATGGTGTAATCTCCGTTCAGAAGCAATTTATCGGGTCAATGCACTATGAAGTTTATACAAGGGACTTTGGCACTCAAACAGGCACGTACATATGTACTCTTGACAATTATCACTCTGATGTAGACGCAATTGACTACTCAACAAGTGAACAACCTGCCGAACATAAGTCTCATAACCTATTAGAACTGGACAATGGGCAGTTTTGTCTCTATCCAAACAACAGAATGAGGATCTATGACAACAGTATCACTCCTGAGACACCTAAGATTCCTGATTTTAAGGTATCAACCGTATATTATCAGGTTGAAAACGGTCATGATCGTGATGGATTGGGTTCAGAAGAGAATTATTTCTGGAAAACAGCAAAGGAAAGGTCGAATGATCCTATAGTTATTGAAGAAAATATCAATGTTGGAGGAGGAAACACTGCAAATTTGGAAAAAGGAGTCGTAAATGTCAATATTGAACCAGAACTCGGATAATTTTTGTTAAAAAAACGGTATAAATAAATATAAAACTTGGTTCATGGCAAATAAACGGGTATCAAGAGCGTTTAAAGACATAAGTCTATCGTTTGAACCCCACCCAGTTACTAAAGATCTGCCCATTCTTAAGAATGAAAGAGCAATTGCTCGATCTGTACGCAATATTGTAGAGACAATACCAACTGAAAAATTCTTTAATCCTGATTTTGGGTCAGATGTATACAAAAGTCTCTTTGATTTTGTTGATTTTGGTACTGCCAGCATAATTCAAGACCAAATCAAGACATCAGTCAAGAATTTTGAACCAAGAGTTGATAATGTAAGGGTTGAAGTTGATCCAAAACCTGATGAAAACGAGTTTGAGGTCATCGTTATATATGATATTGTCGGTCAAGAGTTCCCAACTCAAGAATATTCATTCATATTAGAGGCTACAAGGTAATATGCCTTTTTCAAATTTTACAAATCTTGATTTCGATCAGATAAAAACGTCAATTAAGGACTATCTTCGTGCAAATTCCACTTTCAGTGACTTTGACTTTGATGGTTCGAACTTTTCTGTCTTAATTGACACATTAGCATACAATACTTACATCACAGCATTCAACTCAAATATGGTTGTGAATGAATCTTTCCTAGATTCTGCCACTTTGAGGCAAAATGTTGTATCATTAGCGAACAATATTGGATATACACCACGATCAAAAACGGCAGCAAACGCACAGATATCTTTTGATGTACAAATAACTAATAATGTAAGTTCAGTGACCTTAAAAGAGGGTTTAGTGTGCACTGGTGATGTAAATAATGAGACATATACCTTTGCAATTACTGAACCAATTAGCACAACCGTTGTGAATGGTAAAGCAAAATTTGAAAATGTGAATGTTTATCAAGGAATTTATTTAGAAAAAACATTTACATATGATGGATCACTTGATCAGAGATTTATTTTAGACAATGATTCAATTGATGTATCTAAAATTGTAGTTTTTGTTAGAGACTCTGGAAGTTCTGGAGGAGTTGAGTATCAAGTTGTGGATAATATTATAAATGTTAACTCTGAATCAAAAATATATTTAATAAACGAAATTCAAGATGAAAAATACGAATTGAAATTTGGGGATGGATTTTTTGGTAAAAAATTAGGTAGTAGTTCAGGTGGTAGTGGTGCAGATGGTGATGAAATCTTAGTAAAGTATATTACCACTGATGGTGAAGAAGGAAATGGTGCTCAAAAATTTGTTTTTAGTGGAAAAATAGTAGATAGCAATAATGTAAGTGTTAATGCGGATAATATTTCTGTAAAAACAGTTTCTAAATCACAAAACGGTGGAAATATTGAACCAATTGACTCTGTTAAATATTTTTCTCCTATTACATATGCTGCTCAAAACAGAGCAGTGACCGCAAGGGATTATGAAGCTATAATTAAGAAAATTTACCCAAATACTGAGTCAGTTTCAGTGATTGGTGGTGAAGAATTGGATCCTCCAGAGTTTGGAACTGTTGCGATCAGTATAAAACCAAAAAATGGTAATTTAGTTTCCGATTTTTCAAAAAATCAAATTTTATCTGGTTTAAAACAATATTCTATTTCAGGTATCAATCAAAAATTAGTGGACTTGAAATTATTATACATTGAAATTGTGTCAAATGTCTATTACAATGATTCATTAACATCAAATGTGAATACATTAAAGACAAATATCATAAATTCTTTAACTGCATACTCAAAATCAATTAATTTAAATAAATTTGGTGGTAGATTAAAATATAGTAAATTACTTAAAACTATTGATGATACAGATCAATCAATTACCTCTAATATTACTCAAATTATAATAAGAAGAGATTTAAATGTGGCAATAAATCAATTTGCTCAATATGAACTATGTTTTGGTAATAAATTTTATGTTGATAAAAGTGGATTTAATATAAAATCGACAGGATTTACCATATTTGGACAATCTGGGACATTATACTTCTCAGATATTCCTAATTCTGATTTAAAAACTGGTATTTTAAGAATAATTAAGATACTTGATGATGGGAAAATTGAAAGTGTAGTTTCTTCTGCTGGATCTGTTGATTATGAGAAAGGTGAAATTAATATATCTACAATTAATTTTTTATCATCAGTTAAACCAAACAACGTTATTGAAATTCAAGCATTTCCAAGATCAAATGATGTAATAGGATTAAAAGATTTATATGTGGATTTAAACATTTCTAATAGCTCAATAAATATGATTAGAGACGTTATTTCATCGGGTGATGAAGTTTCTGGAGTACAATTTGTACGAGATTTTTATTCATCAAGTTATCCAAACGGAGAAATAATTAGAAAATGATAGAAACAGGTTTTGTAAGTAAAGTAAAAATACAAGATGTTATATCAAACCAACTCCCCAACTTTATTCGGGACGAGAGTGATAAAACTGTTGATTTTCTAAAACAATACTATATTTCGCAAGAATATCAAGGTGGTCCTGTTGATATCGTTGATAATTTAGAAAATTATTTGAATGTTAATAATCTAGTTCCAGAAGTTATAGTTGATAGTTCTACCACAGTTGGTCTTACCACAATTGGTGCTGAAACAATCAATGTTACCAGCACAAAAGGATTCCCAAATGAATATGGTTTATTAAAGATTGGTAATGAAATAATCACTTACACTGGAATTACCACAAATTCTTTTATTGGATGTGAACGTGGATTTAGTGGTATTACTAGTTATCATTCAGAAATGAGTGAAGAAGATTTAGTATTCAGTTCCTCATCTGCATCAGAACATGAAAATTTATCTACAGTTCAAAACTTAAGTTCTCTGTTTTTAAAAGAATTTTATAAAAAATTCAAAAAAACATTTTTACCTGGATTAGAAGAAACAGACTTTCAACCAAAGTTGGATGTTGGGACATTTATAAGTGAAGCTAGATCATTATATGAAACAAAAGGAACAGAGGAATCTTTTAGAATTCTTTTTAATATTTTATACGGAATAACTCCAAAAATTTTAAATTTAGAAGAGAAATTAATTAAACCATCTTTTTCTAAGTATGTTAGAAGGAGAGTTTGTATAGCTAAGTTATTATCAGGAAATCCAAAAAAACTTGAGGGTCAATCCTTGTTAAAAGGTTTAACTGGTCAAACACTTTTTCGAACTGATTTAGACTCTAGTAAAAGTGCATCCATTTCTGAGATAGAACCATTTGAAAGAAATTCTGGAATAACTGGAATTACTACTTACTTTAAAATAGGTTTGTTTGTTGGTTATGATGAAAATTCAGATATAGAAAATGATTTTGTTGTTGTTCCAACCACAAAAGTTTTATCAGGAGTATCAACAACTGATACTATCATATCAGTTGATTCAACAGTTGGTTTTGGAACTACAGGCACAATAATATCTGGAATCAACACTATTCAGTATACGGATAAAACAGTAAATCAGTTTTTAAATTGCACGGGTATAGATGTTGATATTAATCCATTGGAAGATATTAGATCTGATATTACATATTTTGGATTCGAAGATGGAGATATTAATAAAAAAGTTACTTTAAGATTGACTGGTGTATTGGCAGATTTTGAACAAATTGAAAAAGTTGATGTTGAAGAGGGTGATTTTATATCTATTTTAGGTTTAGGTGAAAAAGTTGAAAATGATAATTCAAGTTATAAAGAAAAATTTTGTAATTCTTGGGTTTACAATACTAGTTCTTCTTACTTTGTAGATAGTTTATCTAAATCGGAGTATTTTTTACGAAGCACAGTAGATGATTCAAGTTTAAAAAAGGGTGATTTTGTTGAGATAGTAATGAGAGATACTAATAATGTAATTGTTCCAAATTCAAATCCCATTCACGGTGAGATAAACATTGATCCACCTTTTGTTGAGAGTGTGACTTCAAACTCAGTGACACTTAGTGGTACACAAGCATCTCTAAATTACTTAACAGTTCCAAGTCAAGATAATAATAATAACCCACCATTAGGTAGTGCATCACAAATTCAAAATTTAAAATTAAGAAAAATAATTAACAAAGCATCGAGCACTGGAGCACCTTTAGAATATGGTAATAATAAAATTATTTCAGATGTTCAAAATGTATATATTGAAAAAAGTTCAGAAAATGCTTATGTGACATCTAATTCATTACCATCTTTTATTAACAATACATCATCTGAAAGATCCAAAGAAATTGATATTAACATAAAAACTATATCAGTTGATATATCAAATGTTGATAGTTTGAGTGGAAACACAGATGATCAACAAGATTTTAATACTATAATTTTTCCAGAAGATGTTCCATTTATAAGTGGTGATAAGGTATTTTACTCTTATTCAAACGGAAGTGGACTTGTAGGTATAAAGACAGGCTCTTATTATGTTGATGTAATAGATTCAACAAAAAAGAAGATAAAGTTATATACGGCACCCACTAATATTGATGGTGGTCAAAGTTTAACTTTTTCAAGAAATACTGATAATGGGATAATTAAATTTGATTTATATTCACAAAAATCATCTATAATAAGTCCTCAAAAATTAGTAAAGAAATTTCCATTAAGTCAAAATATATCTAATGGTAACGAAGAATTGACTCCAACAGGTCAAACGGGAATGTTGGTAAATGGTGTAGAAATTACCAATTATAAATCTACGGATAATATATTCTTTGGTCCTTTAACTAAATTTGATGTATTGGATGGTGGTCAAGATTATGATGTAATTAATCTACCTGAGATATCAATAGACGCAGGGATTGGAACTACTGCTTTAGTTCAACCTGTTATAAGTGGAAAAGTGAAAGAAATATACGCAGATCCTCAAAATTTTGATATTTCTGAGGTTATTTCAGCAGAGGTTGTGGGTGGAAATGGAAGTGGATGTGTTTTAGAACCAATTTTAGGGGAAAGATTTAGAGTAAATTTATTTGATACTCGAATAAGACCAAATGGTGGGGGAATAAATACAACTTCTCATCTAATAGTATTTCCAGAACCACATAATTTTACTGCTGGAGATGAAATAATTTATGATTCTTTTAATAATACAGGTATCGGAACAGGAGTTGCAAGTACTTTAATTAATAAATCAATTTATTATCCTAGTATTGTTAACTCTAATAGTATTAAATTACATAAAACAAGGGAAAATGCTGTAGCAGGAGTAGGTACAATAACTTTTAATGGAAAAAATGTATCAGGTGAACATGCTTTTAAATTAGGTTTAGTTAATACACTAGTAGATGTTAGAGTGGTTGAAGAAGGTGAGGGATATACAAATAGAAAACTTAGAGTAAATTCAAATGTAGGAATAAACACAATATTAGATTTGGTTACTTTTGAAGACCATGGATTTAATAATGGTGAATTTATCATCTACTCTTCTGATGGTACACCAATTACTGGATTAACAACATCAACAGGAATTACAACTACATCTAATTATTATCAAATTATAAAAGTTGATGATAATTCTTTCAGAGTTGCAAATGCTGGTATTGGGGGAACAATTACTGAAGATTACGAAAGAGGTAAATTTGTAGAATTTTCAACTAAAGGAACAGGATATCAAATTTTTTCATATCCAGAAATTACAGCAAATTTCCTTTTTAAAGTTGGTATTGGAAACACTACTATTAATTATAGTATTACACCTAAAGTAAGAGGAAGTATAATACAAGGATACTTATACGAAAAAGGAACAGGTTATGGATCAAATGTACTTAATAATCATAAGAAACCAACTGTAACATTAAAAAATGGAAAATTTGCATCAATAAGACCAATAATAGATAATGGTCAAGTCACGGCACTTAATATTGAAAATTATGGTAAAGAATATTTTTCAGAACCAAATATTGAAATTATAGATCCTACAGGATCTGGAGTGGGTGCAAAATTTAGACCAATAATTGAATTTGATTCAATTAGAAATACAAGTGTATTGAAAAGTGTTGTTATTGTAAATCCAGGTATTGGATATTCCACTGATAGTAAGATAAAAGTTGAACCTGCAGGTAAAGATGTAATATTTGATACTGAGGTAAGATCTTTGAAAGTTAATAAATTTTTAAAGTATGGACTAACAAATCCTAGTGATTCTAATTCACTTCCAAAGATAAAAAATGATGAATATCAAATAATAGAAGATTTTAATAATAATTTAAAATATTCATTTGTTGGTTATTCAACATCATTATTTGGTAAATCTGATTTAATAGGTTGGGCTTACGATGGAAATCCAATATATGGACCTTTTGGTAGTAGTGATCCACAACAATTTTCAAATTTAAACACCAAATTAAAATCTGGTTATAAATCTAGTCTTAGTAACATTGAGGATAGACCATCTGGAAGACCTGAAGGTTTTTTCATTGAGGATTATAAATTTGATAATTCTGGTGATTTGGATGAACATAATGGTAGATTTGAAAAAACAAAAGAATTTCCTGAAGGAGTTTATGCTTACCATGCAACATTAGGTGATCTTGAGATACCAAGTTTTCCATACTTTATTGGTAATTCATATAGATCTAAATTAATAGATGATAATTTCACTAATATTGACCAAAGCACTTTTAATTTTAATACAGATGATATATTAAGAAATACTCTACCCTATAAAGTTGCGGATAAGTTTGCATCTAATGATTTTATCGTAGAAACTGGTGATATAAGAGATCAACAAGTGGAAATAGAAGACATATCATCAGGTTCCGTAACAGGATTTGATATCGTTAATGGTGGTTTAAATTATAAAGTTAATGAGTTTTTGAACTTTAATAATACTGGTACCTCTGGTGATGGTTTAATTTCAATCGTTTCTAGAATAGATGGTAAATCTGTTGAAAAAATAGAAACTACCATAGATAGAAACGATAGTACTATTATTGATTGGTCTGAGAATAATGTAAATTTCTTTACATCTGATAACCATAATTTAAATACAAATGATTTAGTAACTATATCAGGATTATCTTCGGATTTATCATCCTTAAATAATTCCTTTAAAATTAATGTAGATAGATTTACCACTACTACTATTTCAACAATATTCTCTGCATCACCTGGTATTACAACTGAGATATTTGTATCTAACATACCTAATTCAGTTTCGATTGGTAATAGTATTACTATTGGATTGGAAACTTTAAGAATTCAAGACATCTATAGAAGTATAAATGTTTTAACAGTAAAAAGACTCTCAAACACAGCACTTCATGCTAAAGGATCTGAAGTTAAATATCTTACCAATAAATTTAGTATTAGTAAACAAATATCTGAATTTGAATCTAAAAAAAATAAACAGTTATATTTTAACGCAGAACAATCCGTTGGATTGGGAAATGCTGATGGAACAGAAATTACTAAAACATTTTTCTTTGCTGGTAAGAATATAACAAGAAATATTCCAATAAGACAAATTTATATTGAAAATCATAATTTAAAAACAAATCAAAAGATTAAATTAACTAAACCTGCAAATACTGATATTTTAGTATCAAAAGATAATAATGTAAATGATTTTCCAATTCCAGAAATATTATTCGTAGTTAATAAATCTGCTAATACTATTGGTATAAAAACTGAAATTAATGCGGATGAACTTCACTTTAAATCCTTAACAAATGGTAATAATGATAATTTCTTAATTGAAACTCAATTTGATCAAATAGCATGCACAGCCGAAAAAATTGAAACAAAAGTAACAACCATCACCGAGCATGATTTAAAAACTGGAGATAATATTTCATTGCTTGTTCAACCATCTTTATCTGTTGGAATTGGTACATCAACTGATGTTAGAGTGGTTAGAGATAATTTAACAGGTAATGTTTTAATAAATCAATTAGGATTTACTTCAACGGGAGTAAATACAACCACAAATACAATTAATATACAAAATCATGAATTAAAAACTGGAGATAAAATAAAATATCAATCTAATGTTTTACCAGAAGGACTATCAAATAAAAATTATTTTATATACAGAGTTGATGATGATAATATAAAATTATGTGATACTTTGATTGATAGTAAACAAAATATTCCAAATATTATAGGCATAGGATCAACAGGTGGGAATTTACAATCAATATCTTTAATTAATCCAAAAATTGAAACTATAAAAAATAATAATTTAGTTTTTAATCTTTCAGACACATCATTAAGTGGTTATGATTTTAAATTATATTATGATAGTCAATTTAAAAATGAATTTACATCTGACGGAAAAAGTTCAGTTTTTAGTATTTCAACAACAGCATCAACACCAGTAGGATCCGCAGGTGCAGCTTTGACTGTTGGATTTTCAACTAATTTGCCAAATT